ATTAATCGTCTGTAAGATCGGTCTGTTGTACCGAACTCTTCTCCGATTTTCTTGAGAGCAGAGAAACCATCATCATTATATACTTTAGTAAGAGGATTTTGAGAGTATTTCCTTTTTTTGATTTTCATCTCCTAACTCTCGTGTAGGATCTTTTTTGCGACGCTCTCGTTCTTGTTCTTCCTCTATTTCACTAGGTCCTTTAGGATGGCCTGGACATTCTACAGCTCCCACGTGCAATGTATAAAATCCACAGCTTACGATTAGTAAGATGAAACGTAAAATTTTATAAAATTTATTCATGATAACTCTCCTCCTCTTCCATCATTAAAGTAATAAACTTTTCCTTGACTGAGTAGATATCCCGTATAGGTAGGTCTCTTCTTTGATTTTTCATGTACGAGTCCTCCTATGCATAAGAAAGCAACGATACACAAAATTAGTCCAAATTTAAATTTTGAATTAAAAAATAAATTTGATTCATTCACTTGATTCATGGTCAGACTCTATTAAAATTTCTAATGAAAAAAAAATTGATACCATGATTCATAATTTAAGAAAATATTAATAGTAATTTGAGCCTCTAAAGAACGGAGGAAGATTCTGTGCTTCATAGCCTTGTCCCTCTGCCCACCACTTATCAATCTCTTCTGGATGGAGCCTATCAGAGGAACGATTGAAGAGATGAGTAAAGATAGCATATCGCTCAGCGTCCTTGGTATGATCGTTGGATTTTAAAGGTCTCTCTATTCCATGATTAGCAGCTTTTAGATCCCATAGATAGTTACCGTACTCTTCTATCGTACGTTTGCAGTTTTTACAGATTTTATAACTTCCATTTTGAAGATGTTGCGTTTGGAATCGAATGCCATTGTGTACATCGTTTTCAGCATCGAAGATAATGCTTATACCAGCCTTTCTACACTCGAGCTTGAACGAAGCTGCTGTAGGATCTACGTAAATGGAAGTAACGTTATAACCAGATATAAAAGCCGCCAGATCCTCTGCATATTCTGAGTCTGTTTTTTGACGAGATTCTTTAGTAGAGTCAAAAACATACTCTTTCTCGCACCACATATTAGGAAATTGTGTGTTATCAATACCAATAAGCACAAATACACACGGATTGGTAGTTCCATAATCGATACCTACAATATATTCACGAGCTAGAGTGGGAGGATTTTCGATAGTATGAAAAGCTTCATCGAAGAAATCATATACAGCTCCTTCGGCAAGGACCCATTGTCCTAGAATATATCGTTTATACCAAATGCCCGTATATTCTTTTTTAATATTCTGTACAAAACCTGGATCTAGAGAGGGATTGTCTTCTAGATTGAAATTGAAAACTTTTAAATCAAGATCTTCGTTGTCGATGATTTCTGATTTCAGCCAGTGGAAGGGACTGTTTGGATTAGAAGTGAGAAACATCTTGGCTCCTTTCTTCGAAAGACGCGATTGTAGCATCTTAAATAGACCATAGGGCATTAGGGTACCTTCATCTATCGCTGCAAAGGCTAGTGTAGACCCTGTAATGCGTGCCTGTGCCCTTTCATCTGGTGCCCCTATCAAATGTATCACCCTGTTCCATAAAACCATCCTGGTGGCCTTGTCTGTGGGTGCAGGGATGCTTAGGAATTGACATAAGGGACGGACTACATTTCGTTGGAGAGCTTCACGAGAAGTTCCAATGAGCATGCCATCGCCTTTAGGTCCATCTTTGATTTCTTTTATGATACGTGCATTCACGGCCCACGTCTTTCCTGAACGTACGGAACCAATCCAAAAGTTCATCCGAGCATTGCTTTCTAAGATGCTATGGATTTGTTTTGGACTGGGGGCAATAATTGCGTTTTCTGGAGTGATATCCATGCAATGAACTCGTCAAATTGATCTTTCTTCATTTCCATCTGTGGAGAATCACTTTGTTCGAGATATTGCTTACCAAGCCAGATGAGCATGGTAGTGCTTCCTTTGTTGTCTGTAGCAGAACCTACTTGCAGACGTCTCAGATCATGTCTGAAATTAGATTGGGCGCTATTGAGGACATCACGATAGGTTTCTTCTACGTATTGTCTTGTCTTTCCTAAAATTGTTGCGATTTCTGGCCATGTACATTGATGATAGGCTAGATCTTCTACGAGAAGACGCTTCTCTTCATCATTACATGTTTTACATCGCAGCTTCCAACGGATCGTCTTCAACTCCCCCTCGGATAGCCTGTTTAAATAAGCAGTATTCTTCATAATTAAAAGGTTTCACAAATATTTCAGTTCTGGGCTCATCAGAAAATAATTTTACTGGAGAAATCCAAACTACAACGGAATCATCTGTAAAGACTACTCCTCGCATACAGTCTTCGTAGAATTTAGCTAGATTGGAAGCATCTGGCTTCATGATGTGATGCAAAAGTCCTTTCCTAGCTTTTTCTTTCATGTCTTTTCTCCATCTAGTGGGAATTCCCATGTAGAATTCAAATAGAACAAACACTGAATGGTCGAGAATGGGACCATCGTATTGAGATTTCATTGCAGCTGATATTAATTTGGCTTCCTCGCTTTGTGGAAATCTTCTCCATCGTTTCACAGATTTAGTTTTCCAATTTATATGGCAACTATCTCGATGTGTTTTCTTTGCGATAGGTTTTCCAGGCAGTTTTATGACTATTTCTGACATGAATAATGTATAAACAATATTTTAATCACATGCAATGAAAAAAATATTTGATATAAAAAATTATTTTACTCATGATATGTATAAACATATGTTTACATGTGTGGAACAAGGCTCGGGAGGATAGGGTAGTAGTTCGGTTAGTCGTGTTCCGGTAAGTCCAGGAAAAAACATAGAATTTATAATTAGGTAAAATGCAACTCAGTAAATTTAATAATTTAACAACAAGGTATCCTTATGCAACTTCATGGAAAAATATCTATAGTGGGTAAAAGACCACTTATGTTTCACAGATTCTCTGTGGATGCTATTCCTTTGGAAAAGAAAGAAAAATCTGGTGTAGCTGGAAATGATCCAGAAGAATGGAAAAAAACAGTACTTGTCACAAAAGAGAGACAGCTCTACATCGAGGATTCTTATATCTTTGGATGTTTGAGAGATGCTGGAAAGCATACAAAAGTAGGAAGAGGTACTCTTCAATCGAAAATAGCCTCTACATTAGTCGTTATGGAAGAACAAATTCTTTTGGATAGATATCTTCCTACTGAAAACGAATTAACAACTGATAAGACACATCTTGTATATCTCGATATACGAGGAGTTAAAAATCCTGTCAGTAGAGCACGTAATGTTAGATATCGCATTGCCACTCGTCCAGGCTGGAAAGCTACATTCAATATTGAATGGGATGGAACAGTAGTCAATCGTACACAAATGAAATCAGTTTTGAATGACGCTGGTGCTCTCTGTGGATTGGGAGACGGTAGAAGCATTGGAAATGGTAGATTTGAAGTAGAAGAGTTTCTAGTTGCTTAATAGAAATATTTATATAGGGTGCGGTAAGGGGTATTCACCTACTTGGTTTCGGTGAGTCATGTCTAGATCGGATTTGGCGAGCCGTGGTACCTTGTGTTGTGATACGGTGCGGTAAGGAACTTTTTTCCTCTAAGAATGAAAATATAAAGTCTAATAGGGCGCGCCAAGGATATTTTTATTCTTTGAGGAGAAAATCTAATCGGGTTCGTCAGGACGGGCTACGTGGTGGTCGGGTGTGGTCCCTTTCGTTCGGTAGGGATATTTTTCTTCTCATAAATTTAATTTCATATATTTTCATGCGGTCTTGTATCGGCATGGTTTGTCTCCGTAAGTCGTGGTAAGGAGAGTAATGTTCCGGTATGGATATTTTTTGCGTGATACAATTTTTATTCAGTATGGATGGGCGTGATTAGGTCGGATTGTATAGGATATGGCTCGGAAAGCCGTGGTCGAGTTGGATCCGTTATGGCGCGATATAGTCGGGCAAGGAACTTTTTTGCGTGTACATTTTTTATTTACAAGTCTGGGTGCGACTAGTTCGGGCCTGGCGTGTTATGTAGAGGCAAGTTCAGGTTCGGGTATTTTTTTGCGTGGACATTTTTATTGACAGAGATAGAAAGAATTTGGTTCGGTTCGGAAGAATTAGGCTTGGTATGGTCTGGAGTGTTGCGATAGGGTGGGATTAGGAAAGTCAATTTTAGGTAAGGATCTTTTTTTGCGTGATACAATTTTAATATAATACGCCGTCGGGTAGGTTAAGCTGGGGCCAGATCAGTTGTAGTGTGGTAAGGAGATTTTTTATGCCAAGAAGTAGACAACCTCGAGAAATATGGAATCTAACAAGATTAAAAGTTCTAGAACGCGATGACTATCACTGTCTCCGCTGTAAAAAGGAATTGGCTGTAAACACAGCTCACATCGATCATATCGTATCCGGAAAATTAGGAAGCAATCATATCTCTAATCTACGAACGCTCTGTAGACGCTGCCATGTGCTGCGAGCGGACCATCGTCATGAAGGAATGAGATTCAAAGCACTTGAAGATGGTGTGATTGATGAGAACTGGCGTCAAGATGCTTGGGAGGAGATATAAAATAGAACCGGAGTAAATAATCTAAGACCTCCGGTTCTGGAAACTTACATAAATGAAATTTGCGTGAAAAATTATTTATACTGTATTTAGATTTTAAGTTCAAGAAAATAGGGCCCTCTCTCGGAAGAGCCCGCTCAAAGGAAATTGAAACTTGTAGAAAGTGATAACCACAAGATAGCGATATAAATATATATATTTTTACAACAATAGGAAACCATTTGCGAGGAGGGGGTGCAAAGGGTGATAAGTTATTGTTTTGAAAAATATATAAAAATATTCATCC